ATCATTCGTGGTGGTGGGCACACCTTCAGAAACGTTCTAATCACTAACAATCGGGAGACAAAATGAAGTTACCAATAACAATTGAATACAACAACGGCGACCAAATCACCTACACGGCTGCACCGCCTGAATGGGTGAAATGGGAAAAGCACACGGGTCACACCATTGCCCAGGCACAGGAAAAGATCGGAATTTCCGATTTGGTATTTCTTGCCTATCACGCCATGAAGCGCGAAGCCGCTGGGAAACCAGTCAAGCCAATCGAAGCATGGACGGAAACCATTTCCGAAGTGATCGTCGGTGAAGCAAACCCAAAAGCCACCCAGTCGGAAGCCTAAGCCGAATCGTTTGGGAAGTAGCCCTGGCAACGGGGCTACCGCCCAGCGAATTTGAAAGTGCCGAAGACATTTTGACGGTCATTGAAATTTTAGAAAGGCGGGCAAATGGCAACTGACGCGATCAGTTATGACAAAGCGGAATTGCGCGCCATAACCCGTTCATTCAAAGCAATGGACGAAGAAGCAACCAACCAGGCAAAAGTCATCAGCAGCGAATTGGCTGACTATGTGCGTTCAAGCGTGATCGACGCTGCCGCAACTAGCAACACAAACCAGCGTGCAAAAGTACGAATTGCAACTGGTGCAAAAGTTTCAAAGTCTTCCAAAATTGGTGAAATCAGCTACGGGTTTGCAGCACAAAAGTTTTCAGGCGGTGGCACAACGCAACAGTTGTGGGCGGGCAATGAATTCGGTTCAAACACAAAAAAACAATTTCCAGTGTGGTCAGGTCGTGAAGGTCGCGGTTCGCGGGGCTGGTTTATCTATCCGACATTGCGCAGAATCCAACCTGAAATCGTTAAGCGTTGGGAAAACGCATTCGTCAAAGTTGTAAAGGAGTTTGACTAATGGCTGGCAGTCGCACCCTTAAACTTTCCATTCTTGGCGACGTTGACAATCTTAACAAGTCGCTGAAAGCCGCTGGCAATGACGTTGACACTTTCGGCGACAAAATGGGCAAGGTTGGCAAAATGGTTGGCGCGGCGTTTGCAGCCGCAGCGGCAGCCGCTGGTGCTTACGCAATCAAAATCGGTGTTGAAGGCGTCAAAGCCGCCATTGAAGACGAGAAAGCACAGACACAATTGGCATTGGCGTTGGAAAACGCTACGGGCGCGACGCAGGCACAAATTGCAGCCACTGAACAATCCATTCTTCAAATGTCATTGGCAACGGGTGTTGCTGACGACGAATTGCGTCCAGCGTTGGGTCGCCTGGTTAGATCGACGGGCGACATCACCCAGGCGCAAGATTTACTTTCAACAGCACTTGACGTTGCAACCGCAACTGGTAAGCCATTGGAAACAGTGGCAAATGCGTTGGGTAAGGCGTACGACGGCAACACCGCTTCCCTGGGCAAATTAGGCATTGGACTTTCAGCTGCTGAATTAAAAACAATGGATTTCACTGCGGTGCAAGGTCGCCTTTCAGATTTATTTGGTGGGGCTGCTGCCCGTAACGCTGACACATACGCGGGACGAATCGCACGCATGCAGGTCGCCTTCGACGAAGCAAAAGAAACAATCGGTTTTGCGTTGTTGCCTATTCTTGAAAAGGTCATCAACTTTATCAATCAAAACGCGTTGCCAGCAATTAACGCATTTTCAAACGCCTTCAGTCTAGACGGCAACGGTTTGGGCGGTGTCATCACAATGGTTGGCAAAACAATCACCAGTGTTTTCACGCCGATCATCAACGGTTTGGTCAAAGCATTTGGTTATGTTCGCGACGCCATTGGTGACAACCTTGACACATTCAAAGAATTTGGCGGTTACATTGCCACCTATCTTGCACCCGTCATTGGCACGGTATTGGGCGGGGCTTTACAGGTTGCAGGCAAAATTGCAGGCGGCGTCATTGACGTCATTGCAGGCGTTGTGAAAATTCTGAACGGTTTAATTTCCGGGGCGGTTGCTGGAATCAACGCATTGATTTCGGCTTACAACGCCATTCCATTTTTGCCAAATGTTTCAAAGATTTCAACACCGACGGTCAGCGTGCCGTCAATAAAGACACCAACGGTTTCAACGTCAGTGCCAAAGATTCCGACAATTTCAGCACCGTCGGGCGGTGGCACAACGTCAGGCACTGGTGGAAGCACTGGTGGCGGTGTCGCAACGGCTGCGAGAATTGCAGTAACTGCGGCAGCGTCTAGTGCTGGCATTCCTTCCAGTTTTGACGTGGGACGTTTCCGCATGGCTGAAGAACGCGATAACCAAACAACAATCAACCTGACCGTAACTGGTGCATTTGATAAGGAAGGCACTGCCCGCACGATCGTTGACACCCTGAACAATTCTTACTATCGCGGAACAGGCGGCGCGACCAACCTGGTGGCGATTTAACATGACGCAATGGTCACCCATTTGGTTGGTTGAAATTGACGGTGTGGAATACACCGACGCAGTTTTGGCAAACCTTACGATTCGCAGCGGTCGAACAAACATTTATGAACAAGCGCAAGCGGGTTATGTCAATCTTCAGCTGCTAGACGTCAATCAAACCGCAATCCCCGTCAACATCAATTCCACAATTGGCGTTTCCGTCAAAGACACTTCAGGCACATTTGTTGCCATTTTTGGCGGCAACGTCGTTGACATTGGTTTGGAAGTGCGTGACGTAGGCACAACCATGTTCACGCAAACGTATTCGATCACGGCATTGGGCGCATTGGCGCGTTTGCCAAAATCTATTTTTACAGACGCATTGCCCCGCGATTTTGACGGTGATCAGATTTTCGAAGTGCTTCAGTCAGTTTTGTTTCAAACATGGGCTGAAGTGCCAGGGGCATTGACATGGGCAACTTACGACCCAACCGTCACATGGGCAAATGCTGGAAACACAGGCATTGGCGAAATTGATCGTCCAGGAAATTATGACCTTTCAGCACGCGGCAGCGGTGCTGGGTCAATTGACGCTTACAGTTTGGTTTCAGCCCTTGCAACTTCAGGGCTGGGTTACATTTACGAAGATGCCCAGGGGCGCATTGGTTATGCAGACAGTACGCACCGAACGACTTACCTTTCAGCAAACGGTTATGTTGACCTTGACGCCAACCATGCCCGTGCAGCGGGTTTGCGTATTGAAACGCGTGTGGGCGACGTACGCAATGCGCTAACAATTAAATACGGGGCAAATTCAGAACACGAAGTCAGTGCCAGCGACATTGCTTCAATTTCACTTTACGGCACGCTTGGTCAAATTATTGAGACGACACTTCACGATTCAGCTGACGCCACCGCCCAGGCAAATTTCTATTTGTCCCTACGCGCCCAGCCGCAGCCAATCTTTAGCGAAATTTCATTTGACCTGACAAATCCCGAAATTGACAATTCAGATCGTGACAACCTGATCAACGTTTTCATGGGTGAAGCAATTAGCCTGCAAAACCTACCGTTGAACATGGCTTCGGGCACGTTTCAGGGCTTCGTCGAAGGCTGGTCGTTTCAGGCTTCCTACAACCGTTTAAGCGTTACCTTGTTGTTGTCACCGTTGGCATACTCATTGCAGGCAATGCGCTGGAACGACGTTCCGATCACCGAAACGTGGGCAAGCGTGTCGCCGACTTTAGACTGGGCAAATGCCACAATAGTGGCTTAGAAAAGGAGAAACACACATGGCGAACCCAACCACGAATTACGGTTTTGTTCTTCCTACGTCGAGCGACCTGGTTACGGATTTGCCAGCAGATTTCGACGTTGCATTGCAGGGGGTTGACACACGGCTGAAGGCATTGCAACCAGGCACAACGCTTGGTGATCTTGCTTATTCTTCAGCAACTGCCAACACCAACACACGTTTGGGCATTGGCACGACTGGGCAAGTTTTGTCGGTTAGTGGTGGCGTGCCAGCATGGGCGACGGTTTCAAGCGGCGGTTGGACTTTAGAAAGCACAACTACATTGTCAGGAACAAGCACTTCAGTGACTATTCCTAGCGGATATCAACAAATCGTTGTTTATGGAATAAACTACAATTCGACAAGCAGCGGTTATCCAAATCTTAGATTTAACAATGACGGCGGAAGTAATTATCGTCAACTGGGTATAGCGTTAAATGGCGCAGCAGTAAACACCAGTTTTTACCAAAACAACGGTGCAGAAATTTATTTATCAAATGGTGGACAAATGACCACTGGTGCAAGCAACGCAAACAATTTTGTGTTACAAATTTTCAATCAAGACTCAACGACAGCTTACAAGAATTTTATTCTTAACGATATGACCACCGACTCAGCTGCTGGGCTACGTATTTCAAACATGGGCGGTTTTTATCTTTCAACGACTGCAATCACATCAGTTCAAGTGCGCCTGAACAACAACTGGTCAGGTGGCACAATTTTAGTTTATGGGGTGAAATAATGGAAAAGCCAACAATTCGCATAAATGACGGCGAAAACATAATTGATCGCGAAATGACAGACGAAGAATTTGCACAATGGCAAATTGATCGATTGGAAATTGAAAAAAGAATTGAAGCCGAAGCGGCAGCGGCAGCGGCAAAAGCAGCCGCGCAAGCAAAATTGACTGCACTTGGTTTAACAGTGGACGATCTTAAGGCGTTGGGGTTGTGAGTATTTACCCGCAAGGCACAAACGCACGGTTAATCGAAGTCGCAGCAGCTGAAATCGGCACAATCGAAGAAGGCGACAACCTGACAAAATACGGCAAATTCACAAAGGCAGACGGTTTGCCCTGGTGTGGCAGTTTTGTCAATTGGTGTGCAAATGAAGCAGGCGTCAAGATTCCTTCAATGGTTTCAACGGCGCAAGGCGCACACAAATTGAAAGAAATGCAACGCTGGTCAGGCATGCCGCAGTTGGGATACCTGGCATTCATGGATTTTCCACATGACGGCGTTGACCGCATTTCACACATTGGAATTGTTGTCGGGCTTATTGATTCAAAGACATGCTTGACGATCGAAGGAAACACCAGCGGGACAGGCGACCAGCGCAATGGCGGCATGGTCAT